GCACGTTGACCGAACAAGTGTATCCGGGCATGGCCCATTCCATTAATATGCCGGAAATGCGCGATATTCAACGGTTCTTGGAGACCAACGGATTCATTCGGCCGCAGATTTGGTAGTCACCACCTCACATGGCGTAGTCGACGTGGGCGAATTCAGGGACCCTACCCAACCGAAACCGCAGAACCCAATGATTTCAACGTTTTTCTACCTGCCTTCGGTGTCTCCGAAACGGTCTTGCCCACATTTTGCCCACATCCCCCACGACCGGTCTCAATCTGTATGGTCGCATCGATCATGCGAGCCACATCCATCAGGTCGCCGTCGAACAGATCGGCGTACACGTCCAGTGTCATGCTCGCCGAAGCATGTCCCATAACCCTTTGCAAGGCCTTGACGTTCGCCCCGGCATGCACGGCCAGTGAGGCGAACGTGTGCCGCATGTCATGCGGGGACGGCCACATCGACGGGTCCCAGCCGAGACGACGCAGCGCTTCCGGCCACCATGAGTGGTTCGTGGGATTGTCGGTCGCGGCCTGCTGGCGGATGGGCCGGCCGTTCGGGTCGGTGAACACCCGGTCAAGGGGCTTCTTGTCCGTGAGCAGTGGCCCGAGCGCGTCGATGACGATGCGTGGTATGGGCACGATGCGCTGCTCGCTGCTCTTCGGGGTGCCATCGACCGGCTTGCCGTTGACCTGCACGGTGTTGTGCCTGATACGCAGCACGCCCTGCCGCAAGTCCACGTCCTCGACGCGCAGGCCGGAAGCCTCGCCCCACCTCAGTCCGCAGAAGCCCAAAGTGAGCACGAGCGCGCGGCGCACATCACCGAACCGTTTTGCGTTGCGCGCCTCGTCGGCGAATTCGATGACCTGGCTGGCGGTCAGGTATACGCGCTTCTGCTTGCGCTGCGGCTTCCGGGGCAGTTCGATGCCCTCGCACGGATTATGGAGTATGAGCTTGTCGCGGACGGCGTTACGGCAGATGGCGGCCAGTATCCCGTATGCGCCGATGACCACGGTCGCGGAACGACGCGAGGCGAGTTCGCTGACCCAGCGCTGCACTTCGCCGTGGGTGATGCCGTTGATCCTCCGCCCGCTCCACACATCAACGCAATGAGTGCGCCACAGGCATTGCTCCCGGCCTATGTGCGAGGGCTTCCAAAACGGTTTGCGTTCGGCCAGCCATTCATCGTGCAACTCCCCTATGAGCCGGTTCCCCGCCTGCGGATCAACGAACATATCGGTTGCTTTTGCGATGGTGACGTGTTCGGCCGCCCAGTTTTCGGCGTCGATTTTCCTCTTAAAGCCGCGCTTGTCGGTCTGGGTTCCGTCCGGCTTGCGATACCTCACACGGTATCTGGTTTCGCCTTTACTGGTCTTGTATCTGGTGACGTTCGCCATTCAGATCACCTCCCGTGAGGCGAGTATCCTGTTAGATATGACAGCAACGGATAGCGGGATGACGTTCAAGGCGTGGAGCGGCGACGATATGACTCGGGTTGAAGGCGTCGGCACCAATCCGTCAATCGTGGCGAACAACGTGCTGCGTCGTTCGTTTGATGACGGCGTGCCGGTGAATCTGATGAAGCTGCAACGGCTCCTGTATTTCACCGCCTGCACGTACATGCGGCAGTCAGGATTGCGATTGTTGTCCGAACCGTTCCAGGCGTGGGGAAGCGGGCCGGTTATCGTCAGCCTGCACCAACGACTGAAGGGGTTGAACGGCAGACCCATCACCTCGTATCTGTCGGGGCCTGATGGTCGCACCCGAATTGTCCAGGATCGTCCGGGAGACGACTTCCGCAGATCGTTGAACCTCGTGTGGGATAATCTGTCGAGATACAGTGCGGCCGACCTTTCCAGATTCGTCAAAGTCGAAGGCTCGGCATGGTATGACGCATGGGTCAACGGCAACGCGTACATAGACGATATGTCGATGGCAAACGACTTCACCGTTTTCGAACGTTTGGGGTTGTCGATATGACGATCAGGGATATTCCTCCAGTGGACGATGCGGCCCGGAACGATGAAACCGAACCGGACGATATCGTGGGTGGCGTGGAAGGTTCGGCCTCTGAACCAACCGGACTGTCCGTCGGAGACATAGATCCAGAGAAGCAACATAACTGGTGGGTGGAAAACTTCAAGAACATTGCTGCCCTGGTTATCGTGGTCGTCAGCTTGATTGCGGTTTGCGTACTCGCTTACGTCCGTTCCAAGGCAGGTGACTCGGAGGGACTGGCGACTGCGATGGGAGTGTTCTCCACGGTTGCCACGACCGCGTTGGGTTTCCTGTTCGGCCGTAATTCCAAATAGCATTTTCAGGTATGCTTCGCCCCGTGTAGGATAAGAGGCGAAGCGTCCTCCTTTCTTGAACTATTGGGATTCTTCAAACCGCCCTGTTGGCGCTGCAACGCCGGCAGGGCAATATTTTTATCTAAGCGATTAACGCATACGTCTCCCCGGCTCGTAGAATCAAGGTATGGGTAAACATGGGACGAAGAAGACCACAGCGCAATCTGTCATAATGACAGTTCTGTCCGTTCTGTGCTATACGGCGGGCGCGTTCTGCGCGCTGTTCGTTTTTGTCGGCGCTTGGCCTATGCTCATCTTCACAGCGTTCTTCATCTTTATCGGCATGTTCGCATATAAACATCGCTTCGACAAGAGAGGAGGTGATCCAGCCGTCTCTCGCACTCCAGTTGACGGGTCCACGGTGCAAAGAAAATCGCCGGACACGATTCCCGCTCCAGCTGAGTCCCATGTTGCCGGAACAGTCGAATACCTCGTCTACAACTACAACGAGCCGGTTGTGGCGAATATTCCGCGAGACAGGATATTCACCGCTGAAATCATTCGACGCAGGATGAACGTGCCTTTCCATGGAAACAGGGATCTCGGCTATGTCCTCGGAGGCGGTAACGGCAACGGCTATGTGCTTTCCTACAACGGCGCACCGTTCGGCGTGATTCCGAATGACAGGCTCTGCGCCTATCTTGATGACGTCCACGCACGCACCATCAGCTGCGTCTGGCATGAATGGTACGAACCGACCATCAAATCGATCAAGGCTCTCGCACCCTCCACACGAAGAAGCCGTAGCGAACGGATCATAGCGTCCATGATTGGTGCCGGAAAATGGGACAGCGTGGACGATGTTGATTCCATTAAAGCCAGCGATTATAAACCGAACGCGATGGCGGACAGTCTGTTGTCCGGCAGGGGCTTCATTGACATCGAGGTGTCCCTGGACATGATTCCAACGCCTAAGGGCTCCTACGCCAAACCGCATGTCGGCATCTTCCACGACGGAGCGGCTCTGTTTGAGTTCGACGCGCGGAAGATGGTCTATGGAGAGCTGGTGCGCCACGCCGGTCAGAACGCACTGGCCCGAGTCGAAAAGAAACTGTCCAACGACGGGAACGGCAGCCCTTATTACTCCATCATGCTTGTGTTCCAATCAGACACCTCCTCTCAGGCGCGATTACTGCAAAGTCATGTAGGCATTGCTGATAATCGGTGATGGTTTGTATGGTCAGGTCGAGCTCCGAGGCTATGAGCCAAGGCGCTCCTCCGTATGTTTGTTCTGCTTGACGGTATTTTTGCGAATCTACTAGGAGCCGCGCGGCCTCCAATCTGGTACGTTGCTCGTGCATTCCGCATTGGTAGTCGGCGTGCAGCCAATGGACGAGTTCGTGTATGAGCACGCATTTTTTTGCGGTGTATGTAAGTCTTCTGTCTATGAGAATGACGCGGTTTGCTTCTGAGTAGCAACCCCACATATTGTCTAAGATGTCGCTTTCTACGGTGACATCTATTCCGCTCGAATAAATCGCCATACGCATGGGGCCATAGTTCATGTGCGTGTCGAACGGAATAAGGCGTTTCATGCCGATGCTTCTCCATCGTGGTTCATGTAATAGTCCTTTCCCTCTGCTCCGTAAGCCGCAAGGCTGACATCGCTCTTGTGTGCCAGACGTTTTGTCTCCGCTATCCGCGATGCCGTTTGCGCTTTCTCGTAGGCGATGCGGGTTATGTCGGCGGCGTTTGCTCCGAGCGCTTTGCATAGATCTCCAAACACATCGATGGGAATTTGTCTTTGTCCTTTTAGATAGCGAAGAACGGTGACGGGACTCAGTCCGACTTCTTCTGCGATGTCATCGTTGGTTTTCCCCATGCGGGCTTTTTGGGCTCGAAGCTCTTCTGCGATGGCTTCGGCAAATTGATCTCCATATTCGGTCATGGATAAAGAATAACACATATCGGGGAGGAAATTAACCATATAGATTAAAAACTAACTTGACTAACTATCCAAATGGTGCTTACATTAACCATATGGTTAATCAAGAAAGCACCACAAAACAGGTGGCAAATAAAATTGCAGTCGCACTGGAAGCCGCGAAGCGCTCCGTTAAGTGGCTTTCTGACCAATCAGGGACACCCTATGTGACCCTTCGTCGACAGCTCAGCGGGAAAGCCTCCATTTCCATTGGTCAGATTGCCGTTTATGCGGATTGTCTGCGTGTTGAACCGATGACAATGCTCCCTGACTCATTCATAGCGCTCGCCGACAAGGAGGCGGCGTGATGTCTGTCGAAGAGTATGGCCGTCATTTCAGCGGCTACAGGAGGCCCGGGCCCGACGAATTGTCTCGTGGTTTCGCGTTCCGGCTGGTTTTCTGGGCCCTCGTGTTCGCGGTCTGCCTCGGCTGGGTGATGTCGCACATGGGGTGCGCGCATCCCATCGAGAACGGGGTGGCCGCGCTCATGGGCTTCGGTTTCGTTCCCCTGCGGCTCCTGTGCCTCGTGTTGAGCGAGGCGGGCGTCGAATAAGTCTTGCCGGACGGCGTGGAAAACCGTCTGGCATAGCGGAAGGAAAACCGGTAACCCTCGTGATAACTGAAAAAACAACTGACAGATACGGTGTCGGTTTTCTTGGACCGGTGGGGCGTCGGCTTTGGTCTATTCTCCGGCGTCCCGCTTCGGGCGGTGCAGGTTGCCCCCAGTCAAGATCGCGTAGGTCATGTATGCGCGGCAAAGACCGGGACCACGGTTCGATTCCGTGGCCGTCCACGACCGCAAGGTTACGCAAAAAAGAAAAGCCCCAGCGGCTACTGGGGCGGAAAGAAACTCCACTAGAAAGGATACCCCAATGAGTGCGCCGATACCAAACCTGATGACGGTGGAACAGCTCGCCGAACACTACGGGAAGGCGAAGAAGACCATCCAGAACAAGCTCACGCGAGGCTGGGGGCCGACGCCGGTCACCGACCCCGACACCATGCAGGTACTGGGCTTCGAGGTCGAGGAGGTGGCCCGTTTTGACCGCATCAACAAGCAGACGCGCAAGCAGCGCCTCTACGCCTGACGTGCCGAACGACATGTGGCTTGCGGTCGCGGACCGGCTGCTCACCAACCTTGACATCCTGACCGCATATCCCACCCGGCAGTCGCTGGCGAGCCTCATCGGACTGAGCATCCACGAGGCCGGGCTACGGCTCGTCGGACTACGAGAGGATATGGATGACGGACACGGTGGAACTATGGAGCCCGATCACGGACGAGGGCGTGCGTATGACGCCCGGCGAGCTGATCGTGGAATTTATGGATCTGATCAGCGACCGGAACAGTCAGACCGGCAACCCGTACCTGTACGTGATGCCGTTGCCGGGCATGGTCGTCATCGACAGGCAACGGCGCAGGGTGAGCGCGCGAGTGGAATACGTCAGCAAATCGAAGCTAAGGAGCAGGAATGAAGCGAGTGACCGTTGACATGGCAGCGCAGGCGACCGGACTGTTCGACGTGCACCGTTTCTGCCAGCACACGAAGGCGGAGCGTGAGAGTGCGTGGCACGCGTTCCGCGCGTTGGGTGTCGGCGGTTCGGACATGAGCACGATTCTCGGCCTCAACCCGTACTCGACCCCCTACGACCTGTGGCTGGAGAAGACGAACCGTCAGCAGCCGGAGGATATCAGCGGCAAGTGGGCGATCGTCAAGGGCAACGCCTTGGAGGTCGAACTGCGCCGCCGGTTCCGCAAACTCCACCCGGAGTACCAGGTCATCGACGGCACCGACATTTCCTTGGTATCCAAGCAGCATCCGTTGATGCACGCCTCGCTGGACGGCTTCGTCTACGACGAGGCGAGCGATTCGTGGGGCGTTCTCGAGATCAAGACGGCGAACGCGAACCGTGGCCGCACCGACTGGCATGACGAGACTGGCGAGCTAATCGCGCCGGATTACTACTTGGCGCAGGTCACGCATTACATGGCCGTCACCGGCTTCCGCTGGGGGTATTTCTACGCGGACATCGGCGAGGCGGAGCCGGTGGAGGTGCGTTTCGAACGCGACGAGGACGATGTGAGCGCCGTAATCCATGCGGCAGAGGACTTCTGGGGTTTCGTCACCCGTGACGAGATGCCCGCCCTCACCGGCGCGGACGTGGCGAAAGCCTACCCGGAGCCTTCGGAGGGCATCGAGGACATGAGCGACAGCACTGATCTGCGCGAGCTCATGGCCGACTACAGGCAGGCGGCCGCCGACCTCAACGCACTGAAGACACGCAAGGAGGAGCTGCAGGACTGCATCCTCACCTACATCGGAGACCACGAGGGGGTGCGCTGCGGCAACCTGCAGGCCACCTACAAGCACAGCACGCGCAAGGGCTACACGCGGGTCGTGCAGCCGTGGGAGGGCCGCACCTTCCAATTCAGCGAAATCAAACCGAAGAAAACCAAGTAAAGGAGAACCGATTATGGGACAGTTAGCGACACAGGCGCAGAACGTGCAGATGCAGGCCATGAACCCGCAGCGCCAGATGAAGCAGCTGCTCGAGAAGAGCTGGCCTCGCATCGCGGCGGTCATGCCGCAGGAGATGAGCGAGAAGCGCCTCTACCAGATGTACGTGAGCACCATCAACCGCGAACCCCAGCTGGCCAGCTGCTCGGTCGAATCGGTGTTGTCATGCTTCATGCGCTGCACGAGCCTCGGTCTGGAACCGTCGAACGTGAACGGGCTCGGCATGGCCTACATCCTGCCATTCGGTAACAAGAACATGCGCACCGGCCAGAAGGAGGCCATGTTCGTGCTCGGCTATCGCGGCATGATCGCGTTGGCCCGTCGTTCCGGCCAGTTGAAGAGCATTCACGCGCAGGCCGTGTACCAGGGCGACGAATTCGATTACTGGGAGGATGAGACCGGCCAGCACTTCAAGTTCCGCGCCACCCGTGGCGTGCCGCACACCGAGGCCACGCTGACCGACGTGTATGTGAACGCCCAGCTGCTGCCTGCAGGAAGCGTGTTCGTGCACATGACCAAGGAAGAAGTCGAGGCCGTCAAACGCCGCAGCCCCGCAGGCAACAAGGGCCCATGGCGCACCGACTATGAGGCCATGGCGTTGAAGACGGTGGTGCGCCGCAGCTTCAAATGGCTCCCGGTGAGCGTCGAAGCCCAGTCCGCGGCCGTCTCCGACGAGACCACGCCCGACTATTCCGAACTGTTCCGCCCCCTGCCCGACGAGACGGTGGATGATTCGCCGGTTGACGTGAGCGTGGACGAGTCCGAACAGCCGCAACAGGAAACCCAGCCCGAGGCGGAGCCTTCCCCGGTGGATGTGAAGCGTGCGGAGATGATTCGCCGCTTCCAGGCGTTGGGCGTGGCTTCGGACGCGGAGGCGTGCGAGACCATCACGAAGATTCTGAATCGTGAGGTGAAGGCCAGCGATGAGCTGACCGAAGCGGAGCTTGACAAGGTGCTGGGCCAGTTGAAGGCCAGCGTGAAGGAAGGCGAGTGACCATGGCGGGCAGGACGAGCATCATCATCCAGGGCACGGCGTGGGGCGTGCAGGAGACGAAGAACGGTAAACGGTTCCTGCGCGTCTCTGTGTCGCCGGGCTACCGTGACCGTAACGGCAACTGGGTCAGCCAGCCGGAACAGTACTACTCGGTGTGGCCTGCTGGCTACGCGAACCTCAACCCCGTGTTCGACCAGATCGCCCAGCTGCGTCAGAATCAGGACCAGTTCGTGGACGTGACCATCGTGGGCGAAATCAGCGGCCTCGACGCCTACACGAACAAGAAGGGCGAGGCTACCGCAAGCTGCAACGTCAACGCCAGCGCCGTCGCCATCACCAACGTGCGCCAGAAGAACGGCGGACAGTCACAGGGCTACGGCGCTCAGGGCGGCTACACGCAGCCGTCTCAGCCACCGGCCTCCGACCCGTGGGCCAACGGCGGAAGCGACCCGGAGTTCTGATGCTGCATTTGTATCACGATGAGACGCCGTCGGACGTGGAACCGGTCTGCCCGACGCACGGGTGCCCGCTGTATCCCGCAAGACCGATTCCCTGCCCCATGTGCGCGGAGGAAGCCGACGAAATGTATGCGGATTACGGATTGGAGAGATGATGGCGAACCCATCGAAAAGCAGGGGGACAAGCCTTGAGACGTGGACGGTGCGTTACCTTGCGTGGGCGTTGCAGGACACGCGCATCGACCGTATGCCGTTGCATGGCAACGCCGACCAGGGCGATCTGATCGGCGTCCGGTTCTGTGGCGAGCCGGTGTGCGTGGAATGCAAGGACACGAAACAGCCGAACTACCGCAAACACTGGCGCGAACTGCTGGTGGAGATGGCGAACATGGACACTCCCTACGGGGTGCTCGTCCAGCATCGCAAGGGCGTGGGCGTGAAAAGCCTCAAGGGAATGGCCCATCAGATGGCCGTGTTCGACGTGGAGACGCTCGAACGGTTCCTCTCCGCGCACATGGGGCACGCGTTGTCCGGCTTGGATGGGCGCCGCGAGCTCGCTAACCGTCTGCGCCGCGAGGCGAAGCCGGTGCCCTCCAACCCGACGCTCGTCTGGCTCCCGCTCGAACGGTTCGCACTATTGCTGAATGACGGTCTGCCGTTGGGACCGGATCATGGCGAAGACTAGCTCGCACGCATTCATAGGTGGTAGCCGTCGCACCGAGGCGCGCGGCGGCTACCGGCGCAAACCCAAGCCCAGCGGGGATGGCCCGAAGTTCAGCGAGATCATCGAGGCCAGCCCCGAACTGCAGGCGATGATAGCCGAATGCCAGAGAGACAAGAGAAAGGACAAGGGCGATGACGGAGCCGAAGGGGTACGCGAGGCTCAGTAATAAGCTGTGGCTCAACGACAAGACCATGTCGCTCGCTTTGGAACATCCGAGCGCGTTCGCGGCATGGGTGATGTCCATCAGCTACTCGAGCGACAACATGACCGATGGCCGGCTGTCCAAGCTCGCCCTGCGTCGCATCATGGCCGCACCCGATGACGTGAGACTGCTCGTGGAGCTCGGCTTCTGGGATGCACTCGATGATGAGACGCTGCTCATCCACGATTATCTCAAGCACCAGAATCGGCGGAATTCCAACGATTCCGAGACTGAGGCCGAGTCTGGGCCCAAGTCCGGCCCGAAACGGGCCGAGGCTGGGCCCAAGTCCGGCCCAGTTTCGGAGGCCCCTTTAACTAAAAACGAAAAACTAAAAACTAAAGATAACAATTCTTTTACTCCCCCTACCCCCTCAAAACCGGATTTCGATGACCTGCTCGAACGCATCGAATCGTTCTACCCGCCGAACCGTTTCGACGGGAAGACCAGCCAGACGCGCTTCCAGCTCGAAATCGACTGGCCGAAGGTGGTCAGGGCCGCAGGCGAGGGACACGAAGACCCCGCAGGGTTCCTCGAAGCCAAGGCACGCTCCTACGTGGCCGCGACCGAGCCGCGCTACGTCGTCAAGTTCTCAAAGTTCCTCGGCAGCGAGTTCTACGCGCGCAACTGGGTTCGCGAGCCTCCCGAAGCGGAGCCGGACGCAAGGCCGTCACCACGGTCCCGCAGCATTCCGCAACGGAGCCGTTCGCAGGCCAACCAGGATGCGAACGCGGCGCTGATAGCACGCTATGCGGCCGAGGAAGCCGCCGAAAACCAATCACGGGAAGGAGTACTGACATGCTGACGCTCAAGGAAAGCACGCTCGTGCTGGCGAAGATTCGCGTCCACCACGGCAACGCGGCCATCACCGACTTGGAGGCTCGCACGTTCCACGAGGAGCTTCGCGCGGACATGACGCTGGGAGAGGCGTTGGAGGCGGTGAAGCGCTTCTACGCGGACAACAGCACGGGTTGCTGGTGCGGTTCCGGCGATGTGAACGCCATCGTGCGCAGGATGCGCAACGAGTCGAAGCCCTCTGAGGCGCAGATAGCGCGCGAATGCGAGGCGCGGGGCCTATCCGCGGACGAGGCGTGGATGTACCGCCGCCAGCGGATGCTCGGCAACGGCCCGGAGCAGGCGCAGCAGCAGGCGTTGACCATGCGCAACCCACTCGAACTGCCCGCCGCGCAGCCGAAGTCACGTTCCACGGCCAGACGGTTCGCAGGTGCCCAGAAGCTGGGTGCTGCCTCACTCGGCTCGATTCTGAGGGGCGCGTGATGGCCGAAAAGTTCCCGACCCCGCAGGAGCGTGCGATGGCGTGGCTGTTGGAGGCCACGGAGATTGGCGGCATGAGCCGGCCGGAGACCGCGCTATACGCCTATCAGGCCGGTTTCACGGCGGCGCTCGACTTGTGCATCGAAATCGAACAGACAATCAACGAAACGGAGGAAGACAAGTGAATCGAATCGAAGTGTTGGCCGCGACACCGGCCATCGAGGACACGTACGAAGTCACCATCGACACCTCGGCCGAATGCACGCCCGCCACCCTGCACACGGTGGGCCGACTGCTCGAAGACTTCGGCTGCACCCGCATTCTACAACTCACCATCAACGGCAAAGGAGCAGACAATGAGCAGTGAGAAACCATTCTGGGAAGGCAAGACCTGCAAGGAGATGGCCGGACGGCACGTCAAGGCCACATGGAAGAACGGCACCATTGTTACTGGAGTGTTAGATGACACAGGAGATATTGATTTAGGCGATAACCGTTCTTTGTACACGTCACGTGGCTATGACTCTTCCTGTGATTTTGAGCCAATAGACAATATCCAATCCATCGAACTGTTGGATGACCCCGAGTATGAGCGCATCGACAACATCGAAAACGTGCAGGTGGGCGATATTGCCTGCACGACGGAGGGAAACCATTTCCGCGTCATCGATCTCAAGCCTGACCCTCTAGGCGACATGCTCCTGCGTATCCGCATCAGCGAGATAGACGGTGAGTACTGCATCGACTCCGATGATTTCGCCTACGCTTTGCGTCGGAAGCCGAAGCTGCCCGACCATGATGGATTGTGGCTCGACAAGGACGGTAACACGTGGACGATGCGTAATGGCAGCATGCAGTTGACATGCGTCGGCGCTGATGGCTGGTGTTTCGACCGCTCGTGGTCTTCACCGGACAGCGTTCAGGTTCTAAATGCTGCACCGTTCCGATTGGCTAAGGCGGTGGAAGCATGAGCAATCGTATTGTGAAATTGCCCTCGGTCGAATCTTTCGGCCGTCTCACGCCCGACAAGTGGCTGGCCTTGAAGAATCTGGAAGAGAGCGCCGAACTGGTCGAAGCCTGCAAACAATACCTGAAAGCCAGCGACCCGACAGACCCGAGCGGTATTGGCCGGGAGTTCGATGATCATGCGAACTGCCTCGCCTGCTTCGGGGTGAACGTGGGCGGCGAGCTCGGCGATGACCGGGACAAGGCGAAAGCCGGATGGATAGGTTACGTGCGCGACCAGCGCCGCCAAGCCATGCTCGGCGAGCTCGCCGACGTGTTGCAGACGGTCGGCAACCTGATCACCGCGTTCGACATCACCGACGAGGAACTTGCTCAGTCTATGGATGATTGCCTTGTTCGCAATCAGGAACGAGGTCGACTGTGAGCATCATCAGCAGTGAGGCGAAGTGGGCTGTCCTCCAACGAGTTGTCCGTCTATCCTTCGAGGAAATACGTGGCACGACCAAGGGCAAGGAATACGAGGCCGGTTTTATCGCCGGAGCCACGCGCCGGCCCACGAACGAGGAAATCGTAGCCGGAGCGAAAGCGTTCTACGAGGCGTTGAAGCCCGACTCTTACCCCCAATGGGATTCTGACTGCGCGTTGAGGGCCGAATACTACGACGCCATGCGACTCGCAGTCAAGGCAATGCAAGGAAAGGCAACGGAAGAATGAATCTTTTAGATGAAACCAAGGGTGCGATCTCACAAAGCGAGCATTCGACCGATGACGTTCGATTCGTAGGCTCCCGCGACGAGAAGCTGGGAATTCCGTGGAGTCAGGCCGAACCGGTGCTTGACATCGATTACGACGACGGATACGGCAGTCAGGAGATAGCCGCCGATCTGGTCGTGGTGTTCACGGATGGCGGGTTCCTGCGCCGCGAGGAATACGACGGCAGCGAATGGTGGGAGTACGAGCCACCGTTCAGAGTCCCGGAGACGCAGAAGCCGTTCAAACTCGTGAAGGCGCTCAGCTATCGCACACGGTTGCTTGTGGAGATCAATTATCCGATGGAGGCAACGGAGGAATGAGCGACATGAGGAGCTTCATCAAGGTTGAGCACAGTCGTTTTACTTTGATTTTGCGCAAGGGGATGCTCCCGTTCCACTGGATTGCGGAATCCCACGTCTACCCGGACAAGGGTTATGTCACGGCGGTGCGGGAGCGCACCAACTACGGCGCTGTATGGGCATTGAGCAGTAGTGGCGCTCTCGATCAGGTCATGCTCTCGATCTGGGAGGACATCGAATGGTTGGACGAAAGGATGGACTGATGCGTGTGCATCGTCCGAGACTACAAAACCAAACCGAAGGAGACAACCAATGAGTGATTACAAGCAGCGGATGATCCGCGAACATCGAGAATTGCAGGAGCGTATCAGCAAGCTGGCGCACATGCTTGAGGGCTACGCGGAGGGCACGTTGGACTTCACGCCCGCGTGCTCCTTCCAGCTCCTTGAAAGCCAATTGTACGCGATGGGGACATACGCGAACATCTTACAGGAGCGTGCGCGTATCGAACAGGTGGATTTGAACGCGCCTCTTGAGGGAGGTGAGTCTGGTGAGGTTCCACAGGATTAGCCCGTGTCCCAAATGCGGGGGCAAGGTCAAGGCGAAATGGGAGGAGCAGCATTATCTGTCCGCTTTGGTCTTCCGGTGCGGCGGATGCAGGTATAAGCCGTATGCTCTCGCGTTGAAGTCGAAGCCCGCAGTGGAGTGGGAGTGGCCGAAAGACATGATGCTCGCCGCCGCCATCCGTCGTTGGAATGCGATGTGCAACGGGGACAAGCGTTATCGGTTGATCTACGAGAGTCTGGGAGGCAGACGATGAGCACGCTGGATATTCTGGGCAACACGAGTGAACAGGCGGATTCAGTGCGCCTGATGCTCAAGATTCGAGGGATGAAAGATGGGCATTTCATCGACGACACCCCACTCATCATCCTCAAGGCGGACAACCATCAGGACTCCGACAAATGGGATGTGTACATCAGCAAGTCGGTGTATCCGACCGCCGAATCGTGTGGCACGCTCGCCGGCGTGCCGAGGATGCTCGCCGACGACGTGGAAGTGGAGATCATGGCGCGAGAGAAGGAAATGGGAGGCGGACAATGAGTGACTGCTACTTGTGTCGTAAACCGTTGCACGGCGATAGCTCATCGGTGGACATCAAGCGCTGGGACCCGCGGCGCAACGTGTTCTTCGATGAGACGCGGCGGGCCTGCGCCGAATGCGTCCGACGTCGGAACGGATACCAATCCCGACGTGCCAAAGCCCGACGCGATGCGGCCCGCGTCCTGCTCAACAAATGGCTTGACAAACAAATGGAGGTGGACGATGAGTTGGCTTGATGACCTCTACCGGATAGTCGGCAAAGGCGACGTGCGGGACTCCGATTTCATTCTCAACGGCGAAAGCTTCTACTGCCCCCAATGTGGCAGACACCTAAAGGCCGCTACAGGAACCGTGAAAGGCTCCGAGGAGAAACGCTATCGGTTCAAATGCGTTGACCGAATGCATTACCGCACCAAATGGCATGAGTCGTATCAGGCCGCGTTGATGGAAATGATCAAGACGTTCGAGAAAGGGGAAAACGCATGAACGAGATTCAGCTTACAGACCATTTGACCGCGCGAATCAGCGCGGAAGGCACCTGCGGCCATTATCGAGCCAAAATCTACGAGGACGGCAACTTCAGAGAGTCCCTGTACGCCATGAGCCTCAAACGTCTCAAGCGCAAATGCGAGAAGTATGCGAATCGTGAACGCAAGGCCATCGCATATGTCGCCACGCTCAAGGAGGAATCATGAGCGTAAGCAGTCTCAAACGCGAGGAAATACTCAAATGGCATCGGAGCAAAGCGGCCACGCCCGAATACACGGCGAAACTGCTCGGCGTGCCATTGGATGAGGTGCTGTACATCATCGCCCATCCAGAAACGCCCGCACCATACAAGGACGATTCCATGCCGGAATTCATCGAACCACTAATCTGAAAAAATACCGATAAACACACGCGAATACATGACTGAATTCAGCGTAAAAACACTGAATCCAACGAAAGACAAAACGAAACCCTCCACCAACAGGCGGAGGGCACGCTCACCAAAGCACCATCATAGCCGGAACGTGGAGGGTTTCAACATAATGTTCATCACCACCGAACCATGCCAATACTGCGGCAGCCGACAGGTCGAGGCACCATGGACGCTCTGCCGGGACTGCCGCCGCGTCTACGTGAAAACGCTCCACCGGCTCCGCCGCGACATGATGCTCCTGCAACAGGTGTCCCGTCACGCCTACAAGCTCGGAGAACCCGGAGCGGGCGGCAAACCGCAAGGAGGCGCGACGCCCGCGCCCATCAACCTCCACGCGCAGGACATGCTCGACCAGATCGAGGACGGCTTGCAGGACATGTGGAACGAAACCGGCGTGGAAAGCCGTCCGAGATGGCAGACCCTGCTCAGGGACTCGCCACGACGACTGCCCGACCTATGCCGCGCCAGCCGTTCGGGACATTGGCTGACATGGCTCATCCACACCTGCGAGCGCATCGAACCGCTCATCGACCGCAGGCCACGCACGCGCCGGATAATCGGCGTCTGCCCCGAATGCGGACACGAGGTCATGGCCGCGAAAGGCGAATCACTGCTGCTATGCAAATGCGGCAACCCAATCAACGTGGTCGAGCTGCGCGAGCAAAGCCGAGACAAGGCCGAGGCAATCCACCTGACCAAAACACCAGCAGGCATGAGCCAATGGCTCAAGGACAACTACGGATACGAGGTCAGCCGCAAGCAGATCAGCAACTGGCTCAACCGCGGCAAGCTGCCCAGCAGCAAGCCGGTCGATGGCGGCTACTGGGAATTCAATATCCGCGAGATTCTGGCGTTGGCGATGGGTTCCAGCGGCCGCCCGGCTTGACATAGTGTAGCCTGTGAGATACAATAAGGGTATGGAAATCAAGCAAACCGCCGAATACCGCAAGTGGTTCAAGAAACTCAGGAACCGCGAGGCGAAAGCCGCCATCCAAGCCCGGCTCGACGCCTGCAAGCTCGCCGGCAGGCCGTTCGGCGACATCAAACCCGTGGGAGGCCCGGTCAGCGAGATGCGGTTCCACATCGGAGCCGGATACCGCGTCTACTTCACCACGCGCGGCAACGTGCTCATGCTGCTGCTCGCAGGCGGCGACAAAAGCACCCAGCAGACCGACATCAAACAAGCCCACGCCATACTCGACGACTACAAGGAGCAGCAATGAGCACCGAAATCACCGACTACGACACCAGCGAATACCTCGAAAACGAACAGGACATCATCGCCTACCTCAACGCCATAGCCGAATACGACGACCCCGCACTCATGCAGGCCGCGCTCGGCAACGTCGCCAAGGCTCGAGGCATGACCCAGATCGCCAAGGACGCGGGCGTGGGGCGCGAAAGCCTCTACAAGAGCCTCAGCAAGGACGGCAACCCCAGCTTCCAGACCATCGCCAAGGTAATCCACGCCCTCGGCGGACGCCTCACCATCCAAGCCGCCTGAAAAAACAAAACACAAGCGGGAGTAGGGTGAATCCACCCCGTGGTATACTCCGTATCAGGATAAGTGTGAAAGCCTCTGGGACATACATCTCAGGGGCTTTACTCATATCCTCCGTATCTCATGGGCTGAGAGTACTCCGCCGGCAGCGTCCAAAGCGCCGGTGCCAGTCAGCCCGCCACGGCTTGCGTACGGTAGAGGACTAACCGGTCACGCTGGGATAGCGTGACATCCAGTAAACACTGCCACTGGATCGCGAATTCGAATCTCGCCCAAGCCACCAAACACACAGGATGGGAACATGAGCAACAAGGCAGGCTCAGGCCGATACCAAAATGGAGCAGCCCGCCGCAAATGCAAGGCCAGACACATCGCAGCCGAAGGACCAATACCGATCTGCCCGCTGTGCGGCAAACCCATAGACCTCACACTCAAAACACCACACCCACTCAGCTGCGAACTCGATGAGATCATCCCATACAGCCGAGGCGGATCACCAACCAGCTATGACAACACACAACTCACACACAGAATCTGCAACCAAAGAAAAAGCAACAAAATAATCGCCAACACCACAGGCCACCAAAACACAAAAAAACAACCACAAAACACCATCCCAATCAGCCGCCAATGGTAACCGGGGGCCATACCCTCCCCCTCCCATGCAAGGCTCCCCACAGGTCCTAGCGCCTGCATCCCCCCGCAACCCGTGTGACTCTTCGCACGTTTGGTCGCCGGGGTGCCTGCATGGGCCTGTGAGAGCCGTTCCGGCATGGTTTTGATGGTTTTGTCCCGTTGTTTTCCGAGGCTGTTACGTTTGATTCTCCGAAGTTTTGATATGTCACGAAATTAGTGTTGCGAATCGTTGGAATATATGCTATAGTTATAGCTATGGTCAACCAATGTAGGAATTGCGGCCATTTCTTTCAATCCACACCGAACCCTAGGCGTCCGAGACTGTTTTGCTCGGACAGATGCCGCAAGGCGTGGAGCCGCAAACATCAGATACCGCAGGAACTCAAGGCATTGCGCCGTTGGGTGCGCGCCGATGGCAAGCGCCCGATTATGTGCGATGGGTCACCAGCCAGTTCGACTGATCCCGATACCTGGGCGTCATACCCGGAGGTCATGCGCTCGAAGGCCGGCGACGGCTATGGCATCATGCTCGGCGATGGGCTTGCGTGCTGGGATTTCGACCATGTTGATTTGACCAGTCCGCCCGCGAAGGCGTTGGAGCTGTTGCCGGATGCGATCTATGCGGAGGTTTCGTCCAGTGGACATGGGTTGCATGTGTTCGTGGAGTCGTCGGAGTCGAGTTTCCGGCGTGCCGGTGTCGAGTTTTATTCGCGTTCGCGGTTTATTCGCATGACGGGAAGGAGGTGGCCGAAGTGACCACGGTTATCCGCAATCAGGGTACGAGTCTGGCGGTGCGCGAGAAGCTGGCCGCTGATGGCAGGCCCGTGTTGTTGGCGTTTTCGTGCGGCAAGGATTCCATAGCCGCGTGGCTGGCGATGCGGGATATGGGCATCGAGGTCGTTCCCGCGTATTTGTACTATGTGCCCGGTTTGAGGTTCGTGGACGAGGAGCTGGATTATTTCGAGCAGAAGTTCCAGACCCGAATCAAAAGGTATCCGCACCCGTCGCTGTACCGGTGGTTGAACAATGCGGTGTTCCAGGCTCCCGAACGGTTGCGCTATATCGAGGCGGCGCGGTTGCCTGAGCCGTCGTATGAGCAGATGTGGGATTTCATCCGCGCCGACATCGGCTTGGATAAGAGCACGTGGTGCGCGGATGGCGTGCGTGCGGCCGATTCGATTCAGCGTCGTGGCGCGTTCGTCCAGTACGGGTACTGGCGGCGCAATCTCAAGAAGGTCAGTCCTATCGGGGATTGGCTCAAGGGCGAGGTATTGGACTGCATTCGCGGGCATCATATCGAGCTGCCGTGTGATTATGCGTGGTTCGGGCGTTCGTTCGATGGCATCGATAAGAGGTTCACCAAGGTGCTCAAGGACAAGGCTCCGGACGATTACGCGACGCTGCTTGAATGGTTCCCTTTGTTGGAGGTGGATCATGTCAGGTGATTTCCGATTCGACTTTTCCAAGAAGTCCAAGGGCAAGAAGGCTGTGAAGCCGGTGCCGGAAAATCTGGACGAGAACGCGAAGGAGTACCGGGAGCGCGCCCGTGCGGAGCGCAAGCGTTTCGTGGATGCGACCGACACCGAGTTCTGGCTGTGCCTGTGTTTCCCCTCCCCCGCCGAGATGGCGCGGTGGTGTGAACGGTTTGGCTTCGGCGAAAACCACCGGATCTATGCGTACCGTGATATCGAGAAGCTACTCGCCCCGTACAAGCCGGCCAAGTCGTCCGCCGTGGCGTTCGGTGCCGGCGTCGGCTTCGGTGGTGGTCTCGGGTTCGCGGAGAAGACGCCTGACCCGCTCGCCGATGTCAAGTACTCCGATGATCTGGAGAAGGATTGTCTCGCCGAGTTCGCCGCCCTGCACAGGGCGCTGGTTTCGGCTTGCAGTCCCAGGAAGCTCGTGGAGCCGACCGATTCCGAATACTGGTTCGCCATCGCGTTCCCGTTGCGAGACGACAAGGATTCTTTCCTTGCCGAGTATGGTCTTCGCAAACTCGGAGATAAATACCTCGATGGTATGGCCGTAGCTCGGAAGCTGGGAGGTGAGTTATGAGGCGAGTCCGTTATGCGAGCACCAACGATATCCGCTATACGGGGTATGGGCGTCGCTCTTCCGGTTCATCCGGTGGCGGTGTGTCCGCCCTGCGTGTGAGTGCGTCCCGTTCCGCGTCGCGATCGAGCGGATCGTGAACCGGTAACAATATTTTCGTTCAAGCCGTCCCTATGGGGCGGCTTTTCCATTGAAGAGAGACTTTCATGGCGCGTAAATCCCAGACCTTCAGTGAATACGCCGCCGAACGCGGTATCAAGGTCACTCCAGATTTCACCATTGACCGAAGAGATAACTTTCACTATCCACTTAAGGACGAGGAACAATCCTGACGTCAAAGAAAAGCACTCGCCGATTACCGCAAATTGGTCGAATCCGGGGCCATCCACGATCCAACTCTTGAGCGCGCAGCAAAAGCGGGAAAACCGTGGGCGAAGAAAATCCTATCGATGAAACGGGCCAACAGCAGAACCGCTTCCCGCTCTTCCGGCTCCTGATTTTTTCCTGTCCGATTTTCGTGCTTGGAGGGAGGTGGATTATGCGAAACCTGTTCCAGCGTGCCGGTAGTGCGGTGCGTAATGTGGCCGGTCGTATCCGCAGCGCTTTTTCTCGCGGGGGCTCGCGTTCCTCCGGCTCCTGATCTTGTTGTCTCTTGTGATTGGAGAATCTCGTGGCACGACACACAAAGGTTCAATCTGAATCTGAATTCTTGGCCGAGCGTGGCTTGTCGAGTCCGATAAGCGGTTTTGCGGACGACAAGATGCGCTCGAACCGGCAGATTCGCACCAGCCGCGGAGCGAAGGCATTCCAAAAAGCCGCTCAACGCGCGTCATCTGATTACCATACGCAGAGAGAATCCGCACGTGCGGAATACCGTTCTCGGGTTCAATCCGGCGCGGTACGTCCTCCCTCTTCCGTTGAAAAAGCATTGAAAACGGCGCAGGGTAATTCCGATAATGAAGCCGTAAGGGCCGCGCGTCGTATTCTCGCCAAGCGAGGTATTGACTGGAAAACCGGCAAGCGACTCGCTCGGGGGAAAGTGGCGTCCCGTTCATCTGGCTCCTGATTTCCCGATGGAGGTGATTGTCATGCGTCCGAGATACGTGCAGGGCGAGTTTGATTTCTCTCGTGCCGCCGGTTCCGCTCGCGCTAGCCGCTCCAGCGGCTCCTAGACATTGATTCGAGGTGACCCAGTTGGCCAAGACCGCGACAGTACAGCCCAACCTGCCTGACGGCATCGAATGGCCCGAGGCGACCGTGCGATGGTGGGAGCATTTGGCTTCCACCCCCGGAGCGGACTCGTGGACGGAGGCCGACTGGGACAACCTCATGAACGCCGCCCTGATCCACGCGGACATCTGGGGTTCCGGCAATTTCGCCAGCGTGCCCATACTGAACAAGCTGTTGCAGGATTACGGCATCACACCAGCCGCACGCAGCCAGATCATGCCGGCGGAAGTCCAGAAGCAGGAGCGGCATACGCCGCTCGATGAGATAGCCGAACGACGGAAGCTGAGGGTGATCGAGGGTGGCAAGACGAAGAGGCGTACAGGAACCTAGCTTCGCTCTGGTTCCCAAGCACGTGCAGTCCGAGGGAGGCGAGGCGTGCGCGCTCGCCGCCGGCTACGATATGAAGCCGGACAAGTGGCAGCGCATCGTGCTTGAGGGTTGGCTCGCCACGGATTCGAAGCTGCAATGGGCGGCGTCGGATTGCGGGTGCGCGGTGCCGCGTCAGAACGGCAAGAACGCGATTCTCGAGTTCACGGAGCTGTACCTTGCCGCGATCCTCGGCATGAAGATTCTGCATACGGCGCATGAGGTGAAGACCTGCCGCAAGCATTTCCTGCGTATGAAATACTACTTCGAGAACGCGCGCAAGTTCCCCGAACTGGCGGAGTTGGTCACCTATATCCGGGCCACGAACGGTCAGGAGGCCATCGTGTTGAAGAACGGTGGCAGCATTGAGTTCATCGCCCGTTCGAAAAGTTCGGGCCGTGGTTTCACGGTGGACGTGCTGGTGTGCGACGAGGCGCAGGAGCTGACCGACGAGCAGATGGAGGCCATACAGCCCGCCATCTCGTCGGCACCCTCGGGCAACCCGTTGACCATCTACACGGGCACGCCGACCCCGCCGACCTCGCCGGGAACGGTGTTCGCGCGCATGCGCCGCAACGCGCATCGTGACAAGCCGCCGAAGAACCTGTGCTGGTTCGAATGGGCGGCGACCGAGATCGGCGACGTGCACGACCAGCAACGCTGGTACCAATACAATCCATCGCTCGGCACCCGACTGCTGAAGAGCGTGGTCGTTTCCGAATCGGAGAAGATGACGCCGGACGGTTTCGCCCGCGAACGTCTCGGCTGGTGGAACGATCAGGCCGGCGCGCTGTCCGATATCGATGTTGACGAGTGGGCCAAGTGCAAGACCGACAACCCCTGCATGGACGGCTACAACTCGTATGCGGTCAAGTTCAGCGCGGACGGCGCGAACGTCACCCTCGTGGCGTGCGTGCGCCCGCCCCGCAAGTCGAGTGAATTGCCGCACGTGGAGGTCATCGCCTCGCGCAGCATGCGCGGCGGCACCGGCTGGCTGGCCGACTGGCTGACCGCCGAGAAGAACGGTGCGGAACGATGGCGCAACGCCATCGGCATCATCATCGACGGGCGCGTGGGAGCCCCCACCCTGGTCAACAGCCTCATCGACAAGGGCGTGTCGAAAAGAGTGATCGTGGTTCCGCGCCCTTCCGACGTGGCGGACGCTTGTTCGATGCTCGAACAGGCCGTGAACGACCATGGGCTTACCCATTTCGGCCAACCTCTGCTTGACGAGGCGGTGGGTCATGCGAAGCACAGGAAAATCGGCGACGGGTTCGGCTACGAGCCGTCCATGGAGAACATCGACGTGAGTCCCGTGGAAGCGGTGGCTCTCGCGTATTGGAACGTCAAGACTTCCAAACGTCATCCGGGAAGAAGAGCGAAGGCGGTGGCATTCTGATGCAGATTCCCAGTCTTGAAAACGTGCAGGTCGATAATCTGCCCGACGAGTGCCGAGAACCGTGGGATTTGATGATACGTCAATGGTCCCAGAAGCTCGAACGTAACCTTTTGCGCACCAAATACTACGACGGGCGCAACGAGCTTAAGAATCTGTCCATCGCCGTGCCGGACAGCATGGCGGGGATAAGCGAGGTCGTGGGCTGGCCGCAGAAATCGGTGGACGCTTTGGCCGACCGCATCGTGTTCGATGGTTTCGTCGGAGTCGGCGACGACAGCCGCGATCCGTTGGGTTTGGATTCGATTCTTTCAGACAACGACTTCGACGTGGAACTGCCGCAGGCCATCCGCAGCGCGCTCATTCACTCATGCTCGTTCCTGAACGTGCGCAGCGCGGAACCCGAGGACGGTCTGCGCTCGAAGGTGTCCGTGTCGTTCCGTAGCGCGCTCTATGAGACCGGCCTGTGGGATTACGCCCGTCGCGGCCTGTCGGCGGCGTTGTCGATAACCGATATCGACCGCTCACAGTACGCGCAGACGAACACCATCGTGCCTTCCGAACTCATGCTCTACATGCCCGGCTACACGATTCGCATCCGCCGCACGCAATCAGGCCGCTATCATGCGGACGCTCCATGTAACACGTACATGGATCATGTGCCCGTTTACCTGATCCCCTACCATCAGGACCTGAACCGCCCCTTTGGCCGCTCGCGCATCAGCCGCGAGGTCATGAGCATCACCGACACGGCGGTGCGCACCATGCTGCGCATGGAGGTAAGCGCCGAATTCTATTCGAGCCCGCAACGCTACCTCATCGGCGCGGACGAACCGCCAGAGGACAAGAACGGCAAGAAACTGACCGGCTGGGAAGCCACCATCTCGAAGATGCTCAACATCAGCCTCAACGAGGACGGCCAAGCGCCCACCATCGGCCAGTTCACGCAGATGACCATGCAGCCGCACACCGACATGCTTCGCGCCCTCGCGGCACGCATGAGCGGCGCGACCGGCGTGCCGCTCAGCCAGTTCGGCGTCATGACGGATTCCGGCCCCTCCTCGTCCGAAGCGATCATGGCGGCCGAAAGCGAGCTCGTCATCGAGGCGAAGAACGCCTGCCGCGCCATCGGAGTGCAACTACGCAAGGCCGCGAGGGACATCGCCATCCTCAACGGTACCAGCGAAGACAGCGACGAGCTCAATCGGCTTCAGGTCAACTGGCGTGACCCCGAACGCCCATCGCAGGCCGCGCTCTCCGATGCCATCGTGAAGCAGGTGACGGCCATTCCATGGCTCGCCAACTCCGACGTGGTGTTGGAGAAGCTCGGCTACACGGATTCCGATATCACACGCCTGTTGGTCGACAAGCGCAAGGCCGAGACCCGCAGCGTGCTTGACTCCCTCGTGAACGGAGGCAACAAGGATGACGGACAACCGGCAACTGGACCAGCTGCAAGCCAGCCAAGCTCGGGCGGTGGAACTGGCGCGCCGCGATCTGGCGAAACTGTGGGGGACGCTGCAACAGCTCAGCCCTGAATGGCAGCGTGACATGCTGCTCGACTACGTGCCGCAACTGGTCGTCAAATACGGCGACCTCGCGGCGCAGGCCGCCTATGAATGGTATATGCGCGTTCGCGGCGAATCGGTGCCAGAACCATGGGAGTATGACCTATCCGACTCGTTCCCCGGCGACGGCATCGACAAGACCATACGCTGGCAGGCCGGCCACCTGTGGACCGACCCGCAGACCATGCAGGCGTATCTGGTCGGCGCGATGCAACGCTGGGTCATGTATTCGGGGCGAGAGACCGTTGCCCGCCTGTGCGAGCACGACCCGTCCGAACCACGGTACGCGCGCGTGCCGAGAGGCGCGAAGACGTGCGCGTTCTGCACGATGCTCTGCTCGCGCGGCTGGGTGTACCGCAGCGAGAAGACCGCGAAATACGTCAAAGGCTCGTTCAGACTGTTCCACGACGACTGCGACTGCCAGATCGTGCCCGAATGGGACAGGGACCAAGCTCACATCGAGGGTTATGACCCCGACCGCATGTACTCGGAATACATGCACGCCCGCAGCCTCATCGAGAACGGCGAACTGGACGACGACACCTATCGGATGATAAAGGCCACCACAAAAGGCAATCCCGACAATCCCAACGACCCGAACACGCTTGTCTACCTGATGCGCCGGCTTTACCCAGACCGATACAAGGACGGGTATGGAGTACCCAGACCGTCCCGTTCGCACTGAATTTTCCCCAACCACCCGCACGGGTGGTTTTTTATGCCCGAAACGGGCCCAACCCACTAGGAGGAACCATGACCGAAGAGGCCAACGGTAACCAGCAGGCGGCATCGACCGAGAACGGAGCGAAGCCGCCCGAAATCGACTACGAGGCCAAATACAAGGAGGCCGTCGCCCATTCCCGCGAATGGGAGAAACGCGCCAAGGACAACAAGACAGCCGCCGACGAACTGCAACAGCTCAAGGAGGCCCAACTGTCCGAAGCCGAAAAGACAGCCAAGCACATCAAAGAGCTTGAAGCCAAGAACGCCGCCTACGAGGCGGAAAAACAGCAGAACGAATGGAAGACGCAGGTCTCCAAGGAAACCGGCGTGCCCATCGCACTGCTCCACGGCTCCACCCTCGAAGAAATGCAAGCCAACGGCAAGGCGCTCGCCGACTACATCGCCGAGAAGACCAAGCCGAAGGTGCACGCCTCCTCCGAATCCAACCAGCCTCCCGCACCATCCGGCTCCTCCGGCGACTGGATCCGTGACCAGTTCCTTGAACAAAAGCAGAAATAACCTCCCCACTCAATAGAAAGAAGGTATGACGATGGTTTCCAACGTGAACTCCATCATCACCAGCGGCGACCTCGGCGGCGGACTCATCCCCACCGAATACGCCACCCAGATTATCCAGGACGCTCCCAAGTCGAGTGTGTCCCTGACCCGCATGCGTCAGATTCGCATGAGCACCCGCACGCGCACGCAGCCGGTGCTTGACTCCAAGCCGATCGCCTACTGGGTTGGCGGCGATACCGGCCTGAAACAGACCACGAAGATGAAATGGTCGGGCCTGAGCATCACGGCCGAGGAACTTGCGGCCATCGTGCCCATCCCCGAAGCCGTCATCGCGGATTCCGGCATCCCAATCTGGCCGGAGGTCATGCCGCGTCTGGCTTCCGCGCTCGGCTACAAGCTGGACCAGGCGACCCTTTTCGGCGTGGACAAGCCGTCCAGCTTCCCGGACGGCATCATCCCGCAGGCCATCACGGCGGGCAACACGCTCACCCAGGGCAAGGACCTCGCCAAGGACGTGGCCTCCATGGGTCAGAAGCTCGCCGAACAGGGCTTCGCCATGAACGGCTTCGCCGGCAAGCCGGGCCTGAACTGGGAGCTTATCGGCCTGCGCAACGCCAACGGCAGCCCGATCTACGTGCCCTCGCTCGCCTCGGGGGCCCCGTCCACCCTGTACGGCTTCGGTCTCAACGAGGTCGATAACGGCGCGTGGGATGCCACCAAGGCCGTGCTGCTCGGCGCGGACTGGTCGAACTTCGTGGTCGGCATCCGTCAGGACATCACCTACAAGCTGCTTGACCAGTCGGTTATCTCGGACGATAACGGCAAGGTGATTCTGAACCTCGCCCAGCAGGATTGTGTGGCCATGCGAGTCGTGTTCCGCGTGGGCTTCCAGATCGCCAACCCGATCAACGACGTGCAGTCGGACAAGACGAAGCGCTTCCCGGCGTACGTCATCGCGCCGGCCTCCGCCGTAGCGGCGTAGGCCACCGCAAAGTGATGGCCATGGGACTGAAGCTGCCGGCCGCAGCACGCGGCTTCGGCATCATCGCATTCTGACATTAAGGAGGCCGTCATGGTCGATGAAACGGAAGAAAACCCATTTGCCACGCATTTGGAATTGGCCAAACGCTGGAAGCAGATGCCGGACGACCCCGATTATGTGGATCAGCGTCTGGCCGATGCCTCGCAGTTCCTCCGCGAACAATGCCCGGATTGGCGGAACATATCGCAGGCGACGCTTGAACGCATCGCCTGCGAACTCGCCAAGGACGCGATCTCATCCGACATGCAGACCGAGGGCGCTGGTTTCGACACCACCGGTGCCAGCAATCTCAGCCTCACGGCGGGCAATTTCACCCAGTCCATGACATTCGCGAACCCTCGCGGCGAATTCTACCTGTCCAAAGGGCAGAAGAAGGCGCTCAGGCTCACCGGCCAACGCTTCTACAGCATCGACCTGTCAAACGGGGAGGCGTCATGAGGGGCGAGACCGTGAAAGTGGTGCGCTACACGCCGACCGGCGAGACCGACCCGGGCGGTTCGCCCGTCACGAAGGTCGATATCGAATCGGTGGGCAACGTGCTTGTCTCGCCGGGTGCCATGTCGAATGCGACCGATTCGCTGCGCCCTGACGGAGTAACCGTGGCGTTCACGTGCCTGTTCCCCCGCTCCTATGAGTTCCGCAGCCTGCGTGGGGCGGGCGTGCGCATCGACGGGCATGAATACAAGGTGATTGGCGACCCGAGGCCATTGGGCGGCGGCATGAAGCCGACCGCCTGGAATCTCACGGTCGAAGTCACCGACGCGGAGGGATAGTGCATGAAACGGGTGAAACTGCATTATTCGGCATTCCAGGCGTACAGGCGCAACGAGGGCGCTCGCGCCGCCTTGTCGGAGGCACAGAAGATCGCGGCCCGCGCCAACTCCATGGCCGCGCCGACTCACGCGGGGCAGCCGTCGTACACGGCGGAGGGCCCGCGGGCGAACGAGAAGGGCGCGACGGTGCTCGTGCATACGGATAATCTCGCCGCGCGCATCGATAACGCCGTGCGCGACACGCTCGCCAAGGCGTTGGGAGGCGGCTGATGAACGCGGAGAAGCTGGTCATGGACTGGCTCAACGCGGCACCCGAACTCAAGGATTATCCCGCGAGCTTCGAGGTGCCTGCCAAATCGAGCGCCACGAACCGTATCCCGTTCGTCACCGTGGAACGCACGGGAGGTTCGGAAGGCCGGTTCGTGTCGAGACCATTGATCGCTGTGCAGGTGTGGGCCGCTTCACGCTGGGAGGCTTCGGACGTGGCACAGCGTCTCGTGCTGCCACGGTTGAAACGCATCGTTGAACTGCCCGAGGTGGCCGATTGGGACATCACCGGCCTGACCGACTTCCCCATGCCGGACGGACGGCCACGCTACCAGATACTCATCCAGCTCACCGTCAAGACCGACGAATGAGCATCATTTCCAGAAAGGGCCTAATCATGGCTAATGAAACAACAACGAAGAACGATTCCACAAACGTGTCGTTCGGCAAGTTCAAGGTCGGCGGCTACGCGTACGCGGCACCCGTCGGCACCGCATTGCCCACCGATTCGGAAAGCGAGCTCGACCCCGCTTTCCAGCTCATCGGCTACCTGTCGGAGGACGGCATCACCAACACGACCGACACCGACACCGCCGAAGTAAAGGACGCGAACGGTACGACCGTGATGAAAGTCGTCTCCAGCTACTCCGAAAGCTACCAGTTCGTGCTCATCGAGTTCCTGCGCAAGGCAGCGGCGCAGATGCGCTACGGCAACGACGCGGTGACCGGCAAGGACAAGAGCATGGTCATCAAGCATCAGATGCCCGACGATACACCGGTCTCGCTCGTGTTCGAGATCGTTGCAACCGGCAACGTGAAGGACCGTACCGTCATCGGTTCCGCAACCCGTTCCGAATTCGGCGACCGCCAGATGCATTCGAGCGACGTGCTCGGCTATGACCTCACTGTGAACGCGAACGACATGGGCGATGGTGTCACCTCCATCGAATATATCGGCATCCCAAAAGACCAGAGTCTCTGACCGTGACCGCAACGGCTCGACTAGCCAACGCTTCCCCTCGCGGATTCCTTTCTTCTCTCCTTGCCGCGAGGGGAACCCTTTTTTAACCGTCAAGGAGAGAACCGCTTTTTTTATCAAGGAGAATCAGAATGTCACGCAACCGAAGCCACCGCAACACAAACGCCAACCAGATTGCCAGCCACCCACAGGACCACAAGCAGTCCAAGAATACGGTTCGCCGTGTCAACGTCCGTGGAATCGATATCGGTATCGACCCGAAGGTTTTGGACGATTGGGAGTTCATGGAATCTCTCTACGACCTTCAAGCCGACCCGAAGGGTAACGCCTTGCAAATCATCCCATTCCTACGCCGACTTCTCGGCGACTCATACGACAAGGTCAAGAATGGATTGCGAGGGGCTGACGGGCGCATCGACGGCGAAACCATGGGCACCTTCCTGACCGAGCTGTTCGAGGAGATGGGTAAGGCTTTCCCAAACTCATGACGCTCGTGCTCCTTCTCGACCGCTGCCCCGACCAGTTGGCGGCGGACATGAGAAGGGAGTACGGGCTCGGCATGCACGACCTGGACCCGTTGGAGACGGCCGCACTGGCCGCGAACCTCCCCGCAGGCTCACTCGTCTGGCAGACGTTGGACACGCCGCGCGCGTGGACGTTCGACCAGTATCTGGCCGTGCTGCGCATCGAACAGATGAACCAGTGGATCTGGGCAAACGGCGACCCGAGGAAACGCGGCCCGCAACCCCGGCCGCTGCCACGCCCCGGTCAACACCACGCCACGCCGGAAGCAACCGACCCGGCCATGGAAGCCGGATCAGAGAACCCAGAACCCGATGGCAACACCATCCGTCGCACGCGCACCATCAAGGCCGTTGGCATGAGCGTCGAACAGCTCGACCGATTCATGAGCCAACGGTTCACGACCGTGAACCGTGTGGAGAACCGGCCGCAGACCGGACAACCATAACCGAACAGAGGAAGGCGAAACAATGGCCTATAATCTCGCCACCGCATATGTGCCCATCGTGCCCTCCATGGATGGCGTCGGCAAGGCCATTGAAAAAGCGTTCGGCGACGCATCCAAAACCACCGGCAGTAAGACCGGACAGAGCATCGGCAAGGGACTGTCCGTCGGATTCGCCTCCAAGGTCGGAGCCGTGGCCGGCATCACGTCCAACGTGTTCAGCAAGGTCGCGTCCGTCGTCACGTCCAGCCTTGGTTCCGCAGTTGACCGCGCCGACCAGATGAACAACTTCCCGAAGGTCATGAAGAACCTCGGATATTCGGCCACCGATGCGGCCGCGAGCATCAAGAAGATCAGTGACGCGCTCGACGGTCTGCCCACCACCAGCTCGGCCATGACCGGCATGGTCCAGCAGCTCGCCCCACTGACCTCGAACCTCGACGAGGCCACCGACATCGCTTTGGCGTTCAATAACGCCATGCTCGCCGGCGGCGCTTCGACCATGGAGCAGGAGAACGCGCTCACCCAGTACACGCAGATGCTCTCCGCCGGCAAGGTGGACATGCAGGCGTGGCGCAGCATCCAGGCGGCCATGCCCGGCCAGCTCAATCAGGTCGCCGAGGCCATGATGGGCGCGGGACATAATGCGAACGACCTGTACGAGGCCATGAAAAGCGGCAAGTTCAGCTTCGACGACTTCAACAAGGCCGTCATGGACCTCAACCAGAACGGTTTCGGCAAATACGCCTCGTTCGCCCAGCAGGCCAAGGACGCGACGCAGGGCATCGGCACGGCCATGGAGAACGTGAAGAACCGCGTCGCCAAGGCCGTGCAGAAGGTCATCGATGCCGTCGGCGTGGAGAACATCGCCGGCGCGATCAACAGGTTCAGCTCCCAGTTCGGCAAGGTGGGCGACGCGGCCGCCGGCATGGTCACGGACGTGAAGAAGAAGTTCTCCGAAGCGGGCAAGTGGATCACGGGCCTGTACGACAAGCTCGACAAGACCGGCGCGATAACCCGGTTCAAGGACACCATCTCCACGGCGTTCGAATCCGCGCGCAGCCGCGTCACCGAGGCGGTAGACCGCATCGCCGGGTCGTTCAAGGGCCTCGTGCCGGACGGCGCGATAGTCTCCGCCATCGAGGGCGTGCTCAAATACGTGGGCACGGTGTTCTCCGACTTCGCGGACTGGGTGGCCGACACGGTCGAATGGTGGAGCAAGTTCATCGCCGCGCTGAAAGACACCGGGGCCGTGCAGCAGCTGGCCGGCGCGTTGGGCGGCCTGTTCGACGCTATCGGCGACGTCGCTGACGCCTTCCGTGGTGCCGGCGACATGGCCGAATCAGCGGCCGGCCGCTTCGACTCGGCCAAGGGCTCCGCGGAACTGCTGGGTGCGGTTATCAAGGTCGCGGCCGACCTCGTGCAGAAGATGGCCGACCAGCTCAAACGCGTGGCCGAATGGGTGAAAAAATTCACCGACACTCTCTCCGACAGCGGCGCATTGGACACGTGGATGGACGCGCTCGAACGCATATTCTCCGCGCTCGGCGACGCCCTCGGCTCATTGAAACGGCTCGGCAAGGCGTTGGACGGCGGCAAGAAGTCCGCCGAAGGGGCGGGTGACGGGCTCGACACGGCCGCCGCCGCCGCGAAAGGATTCGCCGCGTACATCAACGCCGTGGCCGGCGTGGTCGAGACCGTGTCCGGCGTCATCGACGGGATCGCCACCGCCGTCGGCAAACTCGCCGACGGCATCGACTGGCTCAACGAGAAGTTCCCCATCCTCGGCCAGGTGATCGGATTCCTGCTCGACCCGATGGGCTCGCTGGCCGACATGGCCGGCAACCTGTTCGGCTTGTTCTCCGGCGACGCCGGGGCCAACGCCGTCAACGGCTTCTCTTCCACGTTCGTGGAACCGGTGAAGGCCAAGCTTGACGAGATCGGGCAATGGTTCCAATCATTGCCGCAGAAGGCCATGGACGCGGGAAGCCAGTTCCTGACCAACATCGGCCAATGGTTCCAGCAGCTGCCGTCACAAATCTGGACATGGCTGACCCAGACCATCCAGAACGTGCAGGCATGGGGAAGCCAGATGATGGCGCAGGCCGGAGACGCGGGAAGCCGGTTCCTGACCGGGCTTGGCCAATGGCTCCAGTCGCTGCCCGGACGAATCTGGCAATGGCTGACCGGCGCGATAAGCAGCGTGCAGGCATGGGGCGGACAGATGGGGGCGGGCGCACGCAACGCCGGCAACCAGTTCCTGCAAGGTATCACCGGCACATTGCAGAGCCTGCCCGGACGCATACAAAGCCTGTTCTCCAACGCGGGCTCGTGGCTCCTCTCATCCGGCCGCAGCATCATGGACGGTCTCGCCCAAGGCATCAGGAACGGCATCAGCGCCGCCGTTGACGCCGCATCCAACGCGATGGAGGCCATCTCGAAACTGTTCCCGCACTCCCCGGCGAAGGAAGGCCCGTTCAGCGGCCACGGCTGGACCCTCTACTCCGGCCAAAGCATCATCGACGGTCTGGCCGAGGGTATGCTCCAACGCCGGGCCGGCCTCGTGGACGCCACCCGCGCCGCGATCAGCCCGGCCAGCATGGAACTCATGCATGGCATGGACACGCCACGCTCGGGCGTCGGCACAGGCACTGCGAACGGCACATACCAGAACCAGTCCGGTGAGCTGCTTGGCGAACTCCTGTCGGAGCTGCGCGCGCTGCACGCGGATATGCCGCTGATTATGGAGAAGCTTGGCATCGAGGTGGATGGTCGTGAAATCGGAAGGGTGATACGCAATGCGATCGCTTAGTTATATATGCGCCTCGACCGGTGAGACGATCCCACTGGAAGGGCCCGGTATCTGGGCTCAGACGGCGGATGGGCTGCGTGGACGCGAATGGTCGTACACCATCGGATACCGGAGTCTGACCGGAGTAAGTCGTACGGCGCGCGAGGCCGAGCTTGACCTAGCCTATGTCCGCTGCCCCGAGAAGGTGGATTCGACGCGCCGCCTGTTCGATGCCGACGTTGCCGCAGGAACGCCGGGCATGTTTGATGCTGACGGCTGGACGACTCGCGCCTACGTGGTCAAGGCGGAGCCGCAGACCATCACGCCGGTGATAATCCAGCAGAAGCTCACCGTGGTCATGCTTGACGGCATCTGGCGTAAGGCCGGGGAATCGCAGCACTTCTGGAGCGACGCGCTCACGCCCGGACTGGACCTCGACTATCCGCATGATTATCCGCATGATTATCTGGCGACCACGAGGAACGCGGTGGCCTCGAATCCCATGCCCACTGCCATGCCGTTCCAGATGGTGATATTCGGACCGGTGTCGAACCCGCAACTCACGTTGGGCGGCAACACGTACGCGCTCGACATGGACATACCCTCGGGCTCCTACGTGACCGTCACCTCGATTGCAGGCCGTCGCACCATCGTCATGACCGCCGAGAACGGCGACGAGACCAACGTGTTCGACAAGGGCCGGCGCGGAACCGGTCTCAACGGGGGCGAATACATCTTCCAGCCGATACCGGCTGGCGATTCCATCGTGCAGTGGAGCGGCTTCGGCGTCGATTTGACCGTCTATCAGGAGGAAAGCGAGCCACCATGGCGGAACTGATCGTCACCGATGCGAGCCACGTGGACCAAGCCAGCCTTGAGGACTTCACGCTCGACGCCGCGTGGGGCGCGGACGAGAACGATTTCGAACTGACCGTGGACCGGCTCATCGATGCCGGTAGCTACGTGTATTTCGACGGCGGCGAATGCGGGGGCGTCGTGGACTCCCTGAAGGACTCGCTGAAGGACGGCCGCAGCACCCTCACCTACGGCGGTCGCACGTGGCACGGCATGTTGGCGAACAAGATTTTGGAGCCTGACAAGGGCAAGGATTATCTCACCGTGAGCGGCACGGCCAGCACGGTCATCGGCTCGCTCATCAGTCGCGTCGGCCTTGACGGCGTGTTCGACGCGGTGGACTCGCCCACTGCCGGCGCGCAGACCATCAAAAGCTACCGGTTCGACCGCTACACGGACTGCTATACGGGTTTGAGGAAGATGTGCGAGGCCAACGGACTGAAACTCAGGCTCGCCTATACGTCCGGCCAGGTCAACATCTGGGCCGAACCGGTCGCGCATTACGGCGACTCGATTGATTCCGATTTGATCGATTTCGACGCGACGCGCACGTGGAGGAAGCCGAACCATCTCATCGGCCTGGGCAAGGGCGATTTGGCGGCCCGCGTGGTCGTCCACTGGTATGCGGACGCGAAAGGCGCCGTCAGTCAGACCCAGTCGCTCAGGGGCGTGGACGAGATAACGCAGGTCTACGACTACAGCAACGCAGAAACCGCCGAACTCAACACCAAGACCAAAGAAAAATTGCAGGATCTGCAATCCGAGGGCGATGTGAAGGTCACCGTCCGCGACGACGCGAACGTGGTGTTCGACGTGGGCGACACCGTGACCGCAAGGGATAATCTCACCGGCATCACCGTCAACGCGACTATCAGCAAGAAAATCGTCAAGGTCTCCGACGGCGTGCTGAGCGTCGATTACGAGGCCGAATAAGGAAGGGAGCCATTATGGCGCGTATCGACAATGCGATTGTCATGCAATGCGACCGGTGCGGCAAGACCGGCTGGTACACGAGCGAGGAAGACCCTGCCGGCATGAAGGACTGGTGGAACACCCGCCGTCTCAACGCGCAGAACGAGTTCGAAAACCATTTGCTCTGCGCGAACTGCTTCGGCGAGTGGACGAACAAAATGAAGGACTTCGACAACGCGATGGACTCGTGGATGCAGAACGGAGGCAAGCAGAATGGTTGAACTCGTCACCGGACATGCGAACAAGGCGCACGCCACCGCCGAACAGGCCGCGGGATTGAACGCCGGCATCCTCGGCTTGGACGACTACGTGCTCAACGTGCACGACAAGTTCAAACTTACGATCGTTTCGGCGAACAAGGTGACCATCGGCACGGGCGAGCTGGTCATGCAGGGGCGTCACGTCAGCCAAGGCACGCCCGAGGACCTGATCGTCACGAACGGCAGTCAGGGGCAGAAACGCAACGATCTGATCGTATGCCGCTACACCAAGGGCTCGCAGTCGGTTGAGAGCGCGGAACTGGTGGTGGTCAGGGGCACGCCCACCACGGGCACGCCCACCGACCCCACGTTGAACACCACCAGCCCGTTGGACGGGGGCACCACCTACGACATGCCCCTGTACCGCATCCCGTTGGACGGCATCACCATCGGCACACCAGTGCCATTGTTTAATGTTTTGCGGCCGATGAGTGATGTGTGGGATTCCCTAACCCACACCGATGTCACGACCCTCATCAGTGGCAATTACGGCACCGTTAAGGGCTATAGGTCCGGGCCGATGGTGACGTTGCGCATCGACTGGAAGTCGTCGGCGTCCGGCGCGTGGAACACCGGCAATTTCGGAACCCTGCCTGAAAGCTGGCGTCCTCCAATGGATTTGAATTTCTCATTTGGCGGACGCGACGGGGCCAACCAGAAGACCATCAACGTAAACGCGAACGGAACCATGACCTACGCCAATCAGGGCGGCACGCAGGGCACGAACGCGTTCGGCATGACCGTCTCATACGCGCTATGACCCGTGGGGTCACTGCAAGACAGTGCAACCGCCTGAGCCAGTGTCCCGAAGCTATGCGGCGGGCATCGGGTCGGCGGTCCTCCATACGCCGGTGCATCCCGCGTATGCGCTGTTCGGATTGCCGAGCATGACCACACGGCCCGTATGCTCGCCGTAGAGGATGAACGTGGTGTTGCCGCCGAACACGGCGATGGGAACGTTCGACGTTTCCGCTGGACGATACCCCACGGGTATGGTCTCCTGCGCCTGTGTGTAGTTGTTCTCGCCGCTCTGGTTGAATTTCACGTTGCCGCCCATGAAACAGATATCACCGATGCGCGTAAGCAAAACGCTGTTGCTGCTGTACGGTACTCGCCATGTCGTGGAACGCTGGGTTAGGGAATGCTACTCGGTAATCCAACAGCCGGATATACCGACGAATCGGCTGGTATATCCGGTGCCGTTCAACACCATTTTCCCGTCTGCGGTGCCGTAAAGGTAGAAACTGATTGCACCGCTGTTGTCGGTGCCGCGCATGACCGCGCGGGAATCGCCGGACGGTCTGAAACCCTCCGGAATTGTCTCGTTGACGGACACGTTGCCGACCTGATTGAAATTACTTGTCAGCGTGATATACGCGCAGGCGGTGACGATACGGCCGACGCGAACCAGAGTGATATACCTATCGGAATACGGCATCTTGACCCGGCCCGTGACAGGGGTTAGGGAAAGCTAGTTCCATATCGCAACCCATGAGAATCTTGCAGGCCATCTTGTGCCGAACTCTCCAGTACGGGTGTTCATCAATCGCATTTGTGCCGAGTCCACACCATTCTCCCAAATGGTTATGGCCAAGCCTCGCATGCCGTCCGAGGGCCACGGCCCGGGGGTGGCGACAATTACGCCAGGCGCCTTGCCGTTGGGAGATTGGTAGGAGATGACGCAAATGCCGTTCTCGTTGGAACTCCCAATGAACACGCCTGATTGGACGGACGTGGGCAGTGGGGTTAGGGAATCCTATTGCCCGATCAGCGCGCGTTCCCAGATGCTTTGGGCCTCCTTGAGAGACGCGATTTCCGGTCGCAGATAGAATCTGGCGGTCGTCTTGATGTCGGTGTGACCAAGGAACTTGCTGACCACCGCGATGTTGACTCCCGCTTCCAGGGCGTTGGTGGCCCAACTGTGGCGGAGATTCTGCACCGGCACGTAGGGCAGCGACTCCTTTTTGCACCATGAGGCGTAGCGTCGCGCGGCTTGCGGTGGGGTCAGGTCACCGATGATACGGCCCTTCCGGCCGTTGCGGATCTCCCGCAATCGCCGGACGGCGAATCGGGGAAGGGGCAGAAACCGGTCGGACAGTTCAGTCTTCGGCGGCACCACCACTTCGTGGCCGGCCACCCATTGCACTCCACGCTGGATATGAGTGATGCCGGAACGCATATCGATATCCGCCCAATCGACTCCGTACCCCTCTTCCGGCCGCAACGCCAGACACGAGTCCACAATCAGCCAAGCCTCAAGCGCATGGCCATAAAAGCCCTGTAGTTGGCGACGAGTCTGCCCGATGGTCAGCAGACGCGGCACATGGAGCGGCTTGGCCGGCAGATCAATCTCCAAACGGGTCACATCGACCTCTAAGTAGCCCCACTTCGCGGCCTTGCGTAGCATCTGCCTCAACACCGCCCAAGCCTTGCGGGCCGCACCTGGACTCGCGAACCCTGACAGCCACAGCTCGATGTCATCCACGCCGATGTCAGCCAACTCCATGCTGCCGAACACCGGCTCCACATGGCATCGCCAAGCCGACTCATAGCCAACGCGCGTGACCTCGCGCAGGCGCTCGCAATAGCCGACATACCGGTCATCCCAAAACTCTTGCAACAACATTTCGACCTCCGAAAAACCACACGTCTCGCGGCCAATCCGCTCGGTATCACGTGTGGGTTTTCTCACCATAAAGGAGCCCCGCATGTCGCAGTTAATCGAACAACTCGTTGATTGGCTGGTGCCCTTCTTATGCGGTGGCGCGGTCACCGTGCTGGGCCTCATGCGGCGATGGGGCAGAGCGATCATCAACGGGATGCGCGAGCTCCTGCTGTGCCAGTTAGAGGACCTGCGACGCGAAATGGTCATCGAGCACGACGGAGTGGCGGACGAGGACCTCAAATCACGCTCCCAACGCCTCTACGACTCCTATCACTCGCTGGGCGGCAACGGCCACGGCACATCCCTCAACGACGACATCCAATCCGCGCCAATCGCGCCGCGCAACAGAACGTGAGCCCCGCAATCCCGCGAGACTCCAAAACATCTCTGAAAGGAGAACACATGATATTTAATCGCGGAAAGCCACGCCACGCCCGTCCCCGCCGACCATGGGCAACCATGCTGGCCACACTGCTGACGACCATCGCCCTGGTGTTCGTGCCGGGCACCGCGCTCGCCGACAGCGGTATGGACGTGAGCAAATGGCAAGGATGTGTCGGCAGCAGTCAGGCCGCAACCGCCAAGGCATCCGGTGTCAACTTCGCTTTCGTGAAAGTCACTGAGGGCAACGGGTACACTGATTCGGTTGCCGACTGCACAATGCAGTCGCTCAAGGCCAACGGCATCCGTCGCGGCGTCTACCATTTTGCTCGGCCTGATCTCGGCAACAGCCCTGAGGCCGAGGCTGACTGGTTTATCGGCCAAACGCGCGGCTATGTCAACGATGGTGTGATTCCAGTATTGGACTGGGAGCCATCGGGCAGCTACGTGACATGGAGCTGGTGGGCGCTCAGGTGGTTGCAGCGTGTCGAATCCGCATGGGGCGTCAAGCCTCTCATCTACACGTCTGCCAGTGTCATCAAAATGACCGACTGGACCGCAGTGGCCAACGCCAACTACGGTTTGTGGGTTGCCGGATATCCGCGTGGATATACCGGAGAGACCCTGCGCAACCCCGGAGCCGTGCCCTACGACGTCAGCCCTTGGCCATTCGCCGCCGCCTGGCAGTATTCCAGCTCGGGTCACGTGCCTGGCGTCGGTTCCAGGATCGACGTCAACTGGTTCTATGGCGATGCCGGAACATGGGCGAAGTACGCGGGTTCTCAGCCCGGCACCTCCGCCAACCCGGCCACGCCCAGCCCGACACCCCAGCAAGGTGCGCCGGTCGGTGACGCACAGTCCTTGGCAACCGCAGTGATTCGCGGCGACTACAGCAACGACCCGCAACGCCGTCAACTGCTCGGCAACCGCTACAGCGAGGTCATGGCAATCGTCAACCAGCGTTTGCGTGGCACGGGAGGCGGTACAAGTACCAGCGCAAGCTGGTACACCGTGCAACGAGGCGATTATCTGACCTTGATCGGTGCCGGAACCGGCGTGAACTGGGTAAGCATCGCAAACCTCAATGGTTTGCGTGCCCCCTACGTCATCTACCCCGGCCAGCGATTGCGGCTCACCGGTACGACATCCTCCACCTCCGTCGGTGCGGGGCGCTACGTGGTGATCGGTGCCGGTGATTGCCTGTGGAACCATTTCGGCGCCAACAGCGCCAAGGTCGCCGCAGCCAACGGCATCAGCAATCCCAACCAGGTCCGCGCGGGAACGCGCATCTACTACTGATCCAACAGGGCCGCGAATCCAATCGCGGCCCTCCCGGTAAAAGAAGGAATAACAATGTCCGATGAAAACGAACTCAAGAACATCGCCAACCCAATAGGAGTCGACACGTCTGCATGGAGCCCAGCGGCAGATGTGAACCCTGCGGTCCCCGCATGGCTCATCCCCAACAAACTGTATGACATCTTGAAGTGGCTTGCCGCACTCGTGTTTCCGGCCCTTGCCCTCTTCATGGGCACGGTAGGCCCCGCATGGGGCTGGCATTACGTGGACGCGATAGTTATCACGCTCAACGCGCTCGGCATCCTCGCCGGCGCGCTCATCGGCGTCAGCGCCATCAAACAACGCCTCGACCGCGCCGCATAACCACACATAGTTCGGCCCCGCCCGGCATCGCAGACAGCTCCACGAGCTTGACTGCGGCCGGCGGGGCCGGTTTTTTCGTTGTTACAGCAGCTAGGCGTGGCTCGATTTTTGCCCACATTTTGCCCACATTATTCCGGGAAACCGAGGGAATACGAGGGAAACCGTGGGAATAAGAAAAGCCGCTCAGCCCTGCTCCCGCAAGGCAAAGCGG